ACATCAAAACAAGCGGATCGATGTGGGTGATGTCATTCCAGCGTAGGGCTGTCAGCGGTGGTGGATATGTCGGTGACCTGATGTATGCGAGCATTGACGATTCAGGTCAGTTGACTACATTGCAGTATTCGGATTATGCCAGCGGTGATGGATATCTCAACACTTCGCTGACTATAGACATCAAACCGAAACCAGGTGGGAACTATGTAGTCGTGCAAGCGGATGCCACAACCATCTACGTATATGTGAACGGTTCTGTCGTATTCACTGCCGCACTCGTCGCCTACTCACCCGTATTCGTTGTCAATCCGATATATCAGATCAGTGTTAGTGCCGGCATGAGCCACGTCTCATTCTCAACGGTTGATATATCTGATACTGATATCGCTGCAAGATATCAAGACGCAATCGGTCATCCAGGAGAATCGTCGTCATCAAGGCTGACAAGAGTGTTAGACGATATCGGCTGGCCTGCCGCCTGGCGCAGCATTGAAACAGGGGTGCAGTCAGTCGGCACATACAGACCAGCGAACCAGCCCGCCACACAATACATGCGTCAGATAGAAAACGCTGAACAGGGCACAATCTGCATCAACCGTGAAGGAGATGTCCGTTTCGAGAACTACAACACAGTCAACACAATCAAACCGGTAGCGTTTTTTAGTGGGCTATCAGGTTCAACATATCCGTACAACGACATTGAGATTGATGCCAACAATGTTGACGCAATTTTCAATCGGATAGACGCAACATATGAATTCGGTGATGTGTCTGTTTCTGACAGCACCTCGATCACTTTGTACGGTCCTCAAACACAAACCATTGATCTATCGTTGATGAGCACACCTGAGGCTGCCGAACTTGCGGCGTCGGTACTGCTCGAACTATATAAGAATCCGCGCCTATCTGTTCAGCAGTTGACTGTCAACATGTTGAGCAACCTGGCGACGTTGGAACCGTTCCTGCCGACTCTCGAATTGGGTGACGATATTGTTGTCATTTTCCAGCCAAACAATTCTGGCACAACGATTTGGCGTTGTTTGAAGGTGCAAGGGTTCAGTCATACGATTAGGAATGATCAGTGGGTGACTAGCATTTATCTCGGCCCTAGCCCAATCCAGACGAACGGGCCGCTGCTCATTCTTGATGACAGTACCTACGGAATGTTGGGTGGGACTGATATAACTTACAACCAGCCTGAAATCTCATATGATGAATCAGGATGGATTTACAATGATTCAAATGCAGATGACACTGCCGCACGATTAGGATGAACCACTAATGGCCAGCACATTCCCCACAACGCTTGATACGTTCACTAATCCGTTGTCGACGGATGTGTTGACGTCACCGTCGCACGCTCAACAGCACAGCGACTTGAATGACGCTGTCGAGGCGTTGGAAGCCAAAGTCGCTATCGGTAACACGGTGTTAGGGACCTACACGGCTTACACGCCGACTTTTACTAGCATTACGGTCGGTAACGGGACTTTGGCGGCACAGTTCTGTCGGGTCAATAACTTTGTTCACGCTTTTGGTTCACTTATTTTTGGTTCTACTTCAGTAATGTCTTCAAATCCGATTATGACATTGCCGACAACTACTAGCATTACAGAAGTAAGAACAGGCATTGTTTTGGGAACTGTCGTTTACTCAACTGCCGCAGGTACTGCAACTTTTGGTTATTTGGACGGTCGGGCATCTGTAAACAACGGCGAGTTTCAAGTGTTTAACGCTTCTACTACTTATTTAACAAGGTCAAATCCTTCGGCTACTGTCCCGTTTACTTGGGCGGTTGATTGTTTTATTCGATGGAACATTTACTACAAGGCGGCATGATGAACCTTTTAACAGACAACGAAACCACAGCCACCGACGAAATACTGGTTGAGCGTATGCGCCACGTCCGTAATCAGTTGTTGAATATGTCTGATTGGGCGATGATTCCCGATACACCAACCGACAAAACGGCATGGGCAACCTACCGCCAACAGTTGCGAGACTTCCCTGCCACATGGACACCAGCCCCAACCGTCACATTTCCTGAAAGGCCCTGACCGATGCCCACAGAACTAGGAAACTTCACAGCCGGCCAAGTATTGACCGCGACCGATCTCAACGACATAGCGACATGGACCACCTACACGCCCACATTTGCCAGTGGTGTCACAGTCGGAAATGGGACATGGGTCGCCGCTTACAACATTGTGAACAAGATCCTGTTTTTTCAAGGAACTTTCACGCTTGGGAGTACTTCGGCGATCACTGGAGCTGTGACTCTTACAGTGCCAGATTCAAGAACTTTCACTGCAAACGAGGAAATCCTTGGAAACGCTCGTTTCAATATTAGTACTAGTCGATTCGCTGGATCAGTTCGAGAAGATTCCTCCACTACTGTTTCACTTTTTGTTTACAACGCCTCAGGAACTTATGTGACTCAAACATCATTATCGGGCACAATTCCGTTGACATGGTCAACGGCAGACTCAATGAAGATTACTTATTGCGCAAGGATCGACTGATGTTGTATCCCGTGTTGCCGATCATCATGCCCTCCGATCTAGTAGGTGTTGCGAATGGCAAACTGCCCGCACACCTGCTGCGAAACATTAAGGCACCGAACGGCAAACTGCACCGCCTCGCTGCTACCGCGTGGAATGCGATGCAACTCGCCGCCTACTTTGACGGTATCGAACTCAAACACGTTGGCGCATACAGGCCGCTATCTGAACAGATGGCACTATTCAGTAACCGTTACGCCGTATCGCCGACAGGTCGTAAACCGCAAGTGACCCGCACATATCAGGGCGTCACGTGGTACCTGAAAAAAGGTATGGCACCAGCGGGCACGCCTGCCACCTCGAATCATGGCATCGGACTCGCCATCGATATTGCCTCAGTTACAGCGGGCAAACGCCTTGAGTGGTTACTCGGCGACGGGTTCGCAACTTCTAACGCCCTGAAGTTTGGTTTCACATGGGAAGTCGCAGACCCGAAAAACCCGAACTTCGAAGCATGGCATCTCCGCTATGTGTGCGGCGACAGACTGCCACAGGCCGTACTTGACGCCATTCAAGCGTTCCCCACACTTGATGTGCGGTGAACAGTGGCACCTAACGGTTCCATCATTGACACCGACCCGCATCGCATAGCATACGAGAACGCCATCTCATGGCAGAAATTACAACCAACCGAACAGGCAGCGGCAAAGGTCAACTATGAAAACGATTGCACTGCGAATTGTGGCCACATTCATCTACTCGGCGATGGGCATTGTGGGTGGCGCATCCGTATTGGGTGGCATCCCCGTATGGAAGGCTGCGGTGCTCGCCGGTATCGCCGCTGCGTCACAAGTGCTCGAACGGTTGGCGCGTGCGTACGCCGACGATGGCAAAATCTCACGCAACGAAATTGATGATGCGTTCGGAACGGGTGAATGATGTCCACGTGGATTCCTGTGGTTGTTGCAATCATCGGTGGTGGTGGTCCTATTGTGGCACTGATCGCACGTTTGGATCGGAAAAATGACAAGCAGCACGGCGACAACGCTGAGATGTTGTCTCGTATTGAAACAAAAGTGGATAAGGTCGGCGAACGGATAGCGGGCCATTTGGAATGGCATCTAGAAAAAGACGACAACTAGAACACGAAAGACTGGTTTGAGATGCCCGCAGGCACTTACAACATCACCGCAGAACAAGGCGCAACATTCACGAGGGTTTTAACTTGGCGAGATGAGAACGATGCTCTCATCAATCTGACCGGATACACCGCACGGATGCAGGTGCGGGCAGACTATGCCAGCCCGACCGCCGCATTGTCGTTGACGACTGAGAACGGCAAAATCACCCTCGGTGGCGCGTTGGGCACCATCACCCTTTTGGTATCGGCATCGGATATGGCGGCTGTCTCTGGTGCCAGTTTTGTTTACGATCTGGAACTGGTCAATGGTAGTAATGTGACACGGTTGGTGCAGGGGAATTTCACGGTGAACGCTGAGGTCACTAGATGAGTGTGACCCTCAATGACACGCCGTTCACGGTCAGTGTGACTGAGAACAACAATGTCACGGTCACGCAAACGAGTCAGAGTGTTTCGATTCAGAACATGGGTACTGCTGGACCTGTTGGTGATACAGGTGCGACTGGTCCGACGGGTGCTACGGGTCCAACGGGTGCGACTGGTGCTGCATCGACTGTTCCTGGACCTACTGGCGCAGTCGGGGCTACTGGTCCGACGGGTGCGACGGGCGCTACAGGTGCGACGGGCGCGACGGGTGCAGCATCAACTGTTCCTGGTCCAACTGGCGCAACGGGCGCGACGGGCGCCACGGGTGCTAC